TCTTAAGGATCTGCCTGCACATGATGCAGCAGCACAATGCTCACTAGAGCGTATTGAGCGTCTAGCAGAACTTCAACAGTTTGATCAGTTAAGTCGTTTGATTAGAACAGAAATTTTAGAATGTTCTAAAGCAAAAGCAATTCTTAACGCTCTTCCAAAGTAATATAACGAATTAGGAGAATAGGTTAACATGAGTCTATCTAAAAGATTAAGGGCAGCAGAAGAGACTAGGGTGGGCAATAGCCAATATATTCAGCCTCTAATTCCACCAAGACCGTTATACGGCATATCAAACGCTGGTGTATATGTAGATGCAGACTCTGCCCTAAGAGTATCTTCTGTATATGCTTGCGTAAGGCTATTGGGAGATACTATTTCATCTTTGCCTATGGGAGCCTTTGTCCGTAGAGGCCGTAATCGTATTGCATATGCGGCGGTATACGGAGAACAACCTAATTGGATAAATAACCCTAATCCAGAATCAACAAGATTAGAGTTTATAGAGCAAGTATTATCTTCTCTACATTTACAAGGAAATGCCTACATTTTGACAGTAAGAGATGAAGATGAGGTTGTCCAAGAGGTATATTGCCTAAATCCTAATGATGTAAGAATTGTTAGACCTGCTCCTGGTGAGCCCTTGGTTTATGAATTTAAAGATGAACTTGGCAATTACTCAAAGCGTTTGACAAATAAAGAAATACTACATATTCCTATGATGAGAATTCCAGGTAGTCATTATGGCCTAAGCCCTATTGGTGCCTGCCGTATGTCTATAGGTATTTCTATGGCAGCAGATACTTTTGCTTCCTCATATTTTGGCAATTCTGCAAATCCTCCAGGTGTTATTGAGATAGCAGGAGAATTAAACGAAGATCAGGCTGCAGATATTGCAAGAAACTGGAATATAAACCATTCTGGTCCATATATGTCTGGCAAGGTTGGTATTTTGTCTGGTGGTGCAGCATTTAAGCCATTAGCAATAAACGCTGATGACGCACAACTAATTGAAAGTAGAAAATTTAATGTGGAAGACATTGCAAGAATCTTTCGTGTTCCACTAAGTTTATTAGGTCATCCTGCACAAGGAGCCATGTCATATGCCTCTGTAGAAGCACAGAACCTATCATTTGTACAGCATTCTCTACGCCCACTTCTTGAGAGATTAGAGCAAAATCTATCTACCTTGCTACCAGAGCCTGATGGATTTATTAGATTTAACCTTGATGCACTTTTGCGAGGCACAACAATAGAGAGATTTGATGCATATACAAAAGGACTAAGAGAAGGTTTCCTAAGTCTAAATGATGTAAGAGCATATGAGGATATGTCACAAATAGGAGAGTCTGGAGATCAATATAGACTTCCTCTACAAAATATTGACTCAGAACAGGCACCACTTGTTGGAGACAAACTAAAGGCAGAGATTGCTTCTATTCTTGTACAGTCTGGATATAATCCAAACGATATTGCCAAGGCTTTGGGCATGGAAGAAATTAGTCATACTGGTCTTGCTTCTGCTCAATTGCAGCAAGTTGCATTAATTGATCCAGCAAATCCTAACGCTGTTTATAGCGATGAGGTAAAGAAATAATGCCAATAGAAAATGTTCCTGAGTTCATTAAGAAAAATGCTCAAAGAGGATTAGACTATTTGGCAGAAGGTTTTGGTGGTGACGGACTTACAGATGCCACCAAGAGAGAAGCAAGAGAAATGGCAGCAGGTCGTATTTCTGAAAACAAAGTCAGAAAGATGGCACCTTGGTTCGCAAGACATAAAGCAGATGGACAAGCACCTAAGAATAAAGATTCTTCAGATCCAGGTTATCCTGGTGCAGGATTAGTTGCTTGGTTGCTGTGGGGAGGTAATGCAAACTTTGATGATGCTGCACAAAACTGGTCTCAACGCCAAATAGATAAATTAAATAATCAAGAAAAAGGCAGGAGCAAGATGAGAAAAACGGAACGCCGTACCTTTACGGTAAAGAACATAGAAGCAAGGCAGTCAGAAGACGGTAAACTGCGTATGGCAGGCTATGCTGCGGTATTCAATGAGCCATCTTTGCCACTACCTTTTATTGAAAAAATTATGCCAGGTGCATTTAGAAAGACTCTAAGTGAAACACCAGATGTTCGTCTATTGATAAATCATGAAGGATTACCTTTAGCAAGAACAAAAAATGGCACAATGAAATTATATGAAGACGAAAAAGGTCTTTATTTTGAAGCACAATTAGCAGATACACAAGAAGCAAGAGATTTATATACATTAGTTGACCGTGGCGATGTAGATCAAATGTCTTTTGCATTCAGAGTTATACGCCAAAAATGGAATATGGATCGTACTGAAAGAACTTTAAACGAAGTGTCTTTGGCAGATGGAGATGTATCAATTGTTACATATCCAGCATATACCGCTACATCTGTAGAAGCAAGGGAACAAATAAAAAAGGCTATGGCTGAAATTAAAGAAGGCAGACAGATATCTGCTGACTCCGTACAACTATTAGAATCAGTGTTTGGAGATTTAACAGAAGGAAATGAATATATTATGAGAGCACTTACTGTAATGAGTCAAATGATGTACCCTGAAGATTTAGATGGAGAAGGCGATGACTTCTATACAGATGGCACTCCTACAGAAAATCTAAGTCAAAGGCTAACAGATGCAGCAGTTGGAGACTTTGTATCCTGGAACGCTGCTGGCGGTAGAGCAAGAGGAAGAATTGTACAAATTAAGAGAGAAGGATCTATAAATGTTCCTGGTTCTGATTTTACAATCAATGCAGAAGAAGAAGATCCTGCAGTTCTTATCCGTGTATATGAAGAATATAATGGCGGATGGAGACCAACAGACACTCTTGTAGGACACAAAATGTCTACACTAACTTCTATTGACCCTCTGCCAAAGCCAAAAGAAGATAATCAAAGTCTTGTAAAAACAGAGGATTATCCAGGAAAAGGAACAAGTGTTGTTGGAGATGAATCAATTACACCTGACATGCCTTTTGCAAAGCAAGACCTAAAGCCTAATGCACAGACGCTACCACTTAGAATGTCTCTAAGATTGGCAAAAGCAAAGGTAGATAGAATCAAATAATATTCCTGTCATAAAATGATAGGACGAAGTCGGAGCGAGACTCACACCCTGTAAGCGTCGTGAAATCCATCGCCACCACCTCAAACTCAAATAAACTCACAAAAGGAGAAACATAGAAATGTCTTATTTAGACAAACTATTGGATCGTCGTGAGGCAGTTAAGGTAGAAATGGATGCAATTCTTGATGCAGTTGCTGCAGAGAATCGTACAGACCTTACAGATGGTGAGTCAGCAAAGGTTGATGCCCTTGTTGAGGAATCACGCTCATTAGATTCAAAAATTCAAACTCAAAAAGCACAAGCAGATTCTGATGCTAAACTTGCAGAGATTCGTTCAGCAGTTTCAGATGTAGCAATGCCAAAGGCAACCGCTACAACTAAGATTGTAAGCGAGCCACGCACTTATACAGCAGATTCTGGAAACTCATTCATTGCTGATGCATTCAATGCACAGTACAAGAATGACTTCGCTGCACAAGATCGCCTTGCTCGTCACAGTCGTGAAGAGTCAATTGAGCGTCGTGATGTCGGTACTGGCGCATTCTCAGGTCTCGTAATTCCGCAATATTTAGTGGACTTAGCAGCACCGTTCGCTCGTGCTGGTCGTCCGACCTGCGACTTTGCAACAAACAAGCATGTGTTGCCAGCAGCAGGTATGACACTTAACATCTCTCGTATGACTACAGGAACAAGCACAGCAGTTCAGGCAACTGAAAACTCTGCAGTTTCTGAGACAGACAGCGATGATACACTCTTGACTATTGATGTGCGTACAATCGCAGGTCAGCAAGATCTATCCAAGCAGGTAATTGAAAGAGGTTCTGGCGTTGATGCATTCGTCGTACAGGATCTAATTCGTTCCTGGCACACAACTCTTGATAACCAAGTTCTAAATGGATCTGGCGCATCAGGACAAGTTCTTGGTATTCGCAACACCGCTGGTGTTAATACAACAACTTACACTGACGCTTCGCCATCGGTTGCGGACCTCTACCCAAAGTTGGCAGACGCCTACCAAGAAATTCAAACAGCCTCATTTATGAATCCTACGCACTGGATAATGCATCCAAGGCGCCTCGCATTTTTGATGGCA